GCCTATCTACGCAAACAAGCATGTTGATACCAAAGGTCGTGAGACCACAAAGTTCCGTTTAGGAACACCTAGCCGTGCAGTAATTGCTGCTGGCTACCGTGCAATGGCTATGGGCATTGCCTAACCTCATGGGTTAGTGTAAACTGGGGACTTAGGTCCCCTTTTTTTTATGGAGAACATATGCATAGTAAATATTTAAACCACGATAAAACATATTACATAGAAGCAGATGAGCAGCACCGTGCGGAATTCCGTGATTGGCTTAAAGGTATGTTGCACATTGGTCCTGTGACTGTTACGTTTTATAAACAAGACGGTGAGAAACGTGTAATGAACTGCACCCTTCAAGAGGGTGTTGCAATTCCTCATGTAAAGACAACTGATGTTGTAAGAAAACTTAATCCTGAGATATGTCGTGTTTGGGATATAGATAAAGAAGAGTGGAGATCATTTCTTTATGAATCCATTACACAAATTGATTTAGAAGTGTAGGAGTTAATATGCGTGAAGTTCTATTTGAGATTAAACGTGGGTTCACTTGCTCAGCATTTGATTTGCTGCATGCAGGTCACATCCTTATGCTTGAAGAAGCTAAAAACAATTGTGATCATTTGATTGTGGGATTGCAAAATGATCCTTCTATTGATCGAGCGAGTAAAAACAAACCAATTCAATCTCTTGTAGAACGGTACATTCAACTAAAAGCTGTTAGGTATGTTGATGAGATTGTTGTATACAACACTGAAAAGGATTTGGAAGATCTGTTAAAGATTCTTGACATTCAAATTCGTTTTATTGGTGAGGAATACAAAGACAAACTACTGACAGGTAGAGATATCTGTACAGCTCGTAACATCAGCATCCACTACAACAAACGTGAGCACAGCTTTAGTACAACAGAGCTCCGTAGTCGCATTGCTCATAAAGAGGCTATCAAAAGCCTACCACCTATCCCAGGCACTGTGATTGATCCATGGACTCCGTTTGGCACTACAAACAAAACCAATAGTCCACAATGGGACGCCACCAACGTTTTAAATACACCACATTTATAATGAACGTATTAGTAACAGGCTCTCACGGATACATTGGATCCGTTCTATGTAAGACCCTCACCGATCACGGGTCACAAGTGTATGCTGTTGATAATAGAGAATACCTTGGAGGTGACTTTAGGTATTTTAAAACAGTATACAATAGATCGTTTGATGAAGACTTTATTGTCAACGTTGTCATGGCCAACGACATTGATACCATCTTTCATCTTGCAGCAAGCAGCTTGCTTGGACCAAGTGCTACTGATCCTTTACAATACTACTGGAACAATACAGCAAAGACAATCAGCTTCATTAGAAAGCTAGCAAAAGCTGGCTGGCAAGGTAGAATTGTATTCTCAAGCACAGCTGCTGTCTATGGTAACGAGGGGAGTAGGGCTGCAAAAGAAGATGATAGGTTGATTCCATGTAACCATTATGGTAAAAGTAAACTAATGTGTGAACAAGCACTAGAGGTTGCTCATATGTACGGGATCAAAACAACTGTGTTTAGATATTTTAACGTTGCAGGAGCATATGGAGATGTTGGACAAAATTCGGAAGAGCCACACATTATCACAAGGATATGTAACACTGCTTATAACCCTGATATCCCTCTTACTATTTACGGCAGTGACTATCCCACTCGTGATGGTACATGCGTTAGGGACTATGTTCATGTACGGGATATTTGCGCTGCACAAATTTTTGCTATGGATAATGAAGTCGATGGGACGTTCAACCTAGGAACAAATACGGGTAATACTGTAAAGGAAATCATTAATGCATTTGAGGTAACAAACAACCTCAATTATCCTATCAATTCCCATATAGGTGAAAGACGTGAAGGTGATCCTACTTTCCTGGTAGCTGATCCTCTTAAATTTGTTGACCTGGGATTTGAATACCGGTATAGTAGTATTATGCATATTGTATGTTCAGCATGGAAATATTTTAAAGGAAAAAAACATGGGATTTGAAGTGAATGAGATCTCCGCCAACTCAAAAGGTGGAACAGAATTGATGCGTATGGGTCTTGAAGAAAGACTTGATCCTGAATTGCTAGAAGACTTTCAGATTATCTGCTCTCGTGTTCGTAAGATTGAGGAAGATAAGATTCGTGTATATTGGTTGCATGACTTACCTGATGATCCCGAAACAAGCCATCTTCAAAAGTCAGAAAGCCGTGATAAATTTCATAAGCTAGTGTTCTGTGGTAACTGGCAATACACTCGTTACAGGGATTACCTACAAGTCCCTCACGATGACACTTGTACGGTACTAGAAACGGCTATTACACCGTTTAAACAAGAAGAAATCATCAAGCCAACTGATGAAGTTCGTCTAATGTATACATCAACACCTCAGCGTGGATTGGATGTTCTTGTTCCTGTGTTTATTGAGTTGTGTAAAAAACATGACAATATTGTGTTGGACATCTTCTCTAGCTTCAACATCTATGGTTGGAATGAGTCTGATGCGCCATATGAGAAGCTGTTTGATGTTTGTCGTGATCATCCAAAGATTAACTACCATGGTGCTCAACCAAACGATACTGTTCGTGAGACGTTGAAAAAAGCTCACATTCTTGCATATCCTTCGACGTGGATGGAATGCAATAGCCGTAGTGTTATTGAAGGAATGAGTGCTGGATTGCTTTGTGTTCATCCTAACCTTGCTGGTTTACCTGACACATCGGGCAATCTAAACTTTATGTATCAATGGAATGATGACAAATCAAAACATGCTCAAACCTTCTTCAATTCTCTTGACAACGCTATTCAAACAGTCAACGACGATAACCTCCAACAGTATTTAAAGTTGGTTAAGATCTATGCTGACTCACGCTACAACTGGACAAAGGTATCATCACAATGGAATGACTTGCTACAGAGTCTTAAACATCAGTATCCAACTGTTGAATCACGTAAGTTACCTGGGTTGATGTTTAACTATAAAGTTAACTAATGATTGTAACAAAGACACCTTTGCGTGTCAGCTTCTTCGGTGGCGGAAGTGACATAGAAGCATTCTATAGTGAGTATGGTGGCGCTGTACTTACATCTACTATTGACAAATACATTCGACTATCAATTCAGCGTGTTGCTCGTTCACATATCAAAGTGATGTATTCTGATATTGAAAGAGTGCATGATGTTGAGAACCTTAAACATGATCGTGTTCGTGAGAGCTTGAAGATGTTGGGTATTCATAGTAATGTTGAGATTGCTTCGTTTGCTGATATACCAACAAAAGGAACAGGGTTAGGATCTAGCTCAACGTTCACTGTTGGTTTGTTGCAAGGGCTGTCAGCATATGTTGGTTTACCTCGTGGTAGATACGATCTTGCTGAGCTTGCATGTGAGGTTGAGATTGAAAGATGTAATCAACAGATTGGCAAACAAGACCAATACGCATCTACATTTGGTGGGTTCAACTTCATTACATTTGATAGGAGTGGTATTGAGGTCGTACCTCTCAACATTAGAGATAGTACTGTTGTACGTCTTTGTGATAACCTAATGTGCTTCTATACCGGTCAAACAAGGAATGCAACAGACATTCTTACTGACCAGGTAGGTAAATTACAGCGTAGTGAAAAAGACACTGTGTTCCTAACAAAGGAGCTTGTCGATATTGCTGAGACAGCAAGAGTAGAGATGCAAGCAGGCCGACTTGACAATGTTGGACATTTACTGGATGATGGATGGAGAATAAAGAAGAAGCTATCATCAGGTATCAGTAATCCTATGATAGACCAGATGTATGAAGATGCAAAGAAGGCTGGTGCTCTTGGTGGAAAGATTCTAGGAGCAGGTGGTGGAGGATATATGTTACTGTATGTACCTCCTAAATATCAGACAGCAGTAGCAGATGCATTAAGTAATTTTTCTCTGTTTTGTTTTAAGTTTACCGACGAAGGTAGTCGGGTTGTTTATAATGATGAACCAGATGTTTATTGAACCTTTTGAATACTTTACAACATATCGCGAAAGCATAGGAGCAGCACTAAATGGAATTCGTGAAGAATCGTATAATCGAGCCTACGGGACATTGGCTGATGCTGGGCTTTTTGGTAGTCGTGTCTTCGTTTGTGGCAATGGTGGATCTGCTTCTATTGCTGAGCATTATAGTTGTGACCACTCGAAAGGGGTTAGATCAGTAACAAAACTAAGACCCTGTGTCATTAGTCTTGCATCTAACATGGCCACAATAACAGCAATTGGAAATGATCTTGGATATGATAAAATATTTTCTAAACAACTTGAATTCGCTAATGCCACAAAAGGTGATATTCTTATCGTTATATCATCGAGTGGTAATTCACCCAACATTATTAATGCTCTTGAGCGTGCTAACGATTCCGGTATGGTGTCTATTGCATTCGTTGGTTTTGATGGTGGTAAAGCAGCCCAGCTTGCTGATATTGTTCTCCATGTTAACAGCTTTAACTATGGAGTTGTGGAGGATTGCCACCAAGTTCTCATGCACTCCTTATCCCAAGCTCTACAAGTAAAAAATAATACAGATCATCTTAAAATGTAGTTGACATTCGTATCAAAAAGTAGTACTATATACTTTCAACTACTTAATTTTTTACTATGATTTTACTAGACCTTTCTCAGGTAATGATTTCTAATGTTATGTTGCAGGTTGGGCCGCACACAGATGCTATCCAGCCGGACCTTGTTAGACATATGATCCTGAACACAATCCGCTCTCTCAAAGTTAAGTTTGGTGCAGAGTATGGTGAGCTTGTTATTTGTGCAGACGATCGCAAATACTGGCGCCGTGATTACTTCCCATATTACAAAGGTAACCGCAAAGCTGACCGTGAAAAGTCTGGCATTGACTGGCATGCTTTGTTCGATATGTTGAACATGATCAAGCAAGAGATCAAAGAAAACTTCCCATACCGTGTTGTTCAAGTTGAAGGTGCAGAAGCAGATGATGTAATTGGTAGTATCTGTATGAAATACGGACAATTACTAAATAGCAATAACAAGATCCTAATTCTCAGTGGTGATAAAGATTTTGTGCAGCTTCAAGTCTATGGGAACATTACACAGTTTGACCCTGTTCGTAAGAAGGCTCTTGCGTCAACAGATCCAAGTAAATTCCTTGAACACTTGATCTTGAGTGGTGATAGGGGCGATGGTGTTCCAAACGTACTTTCACCTGATAATAGTATCATTGAAGGCCTGAGACAAAAACCTCTCAGAGAAACAAAGATTGATGAGCTACTTAAAGCTGATTTCGCAACTCTGCCAGAAGAGCTGCAACGTAATTGGAAACGCAATCGTATGCTAATTGACTTGCGTGCTATTCCTGAAATGATTCAGGCTGATGTCCTACATGAATTTGAAATGCAGGCTAACAAGCCTCGCGACAAAATGTTCAACTACTTTATTAACAACAAAATGAAGATGCTCATGGAGAGCATTAGCGAATTCTAACATGAAAAAATCCATCTCCGAAATTCTATCTGAAGTTGAAAAAGCAGCTGCTAAAGACAAAGTAGCAGTTCTTCAATCCTATGACAGTATGCCTCTTAGAGTCATTCTTCAATATGCATTAGATCCACGCATTGAGTGGTTGTTACCTCAAGGTGTTCCTCCATATACACCAACCGAGTTCCTTGATCAACATGGTAACCTCCACAGAGATATCCGTAAGATTCATAATTTCATTAAGGGTGGTGGGCATCCAGACATGCACCTATTGAAACGTGAAGTATTGTTTATTCAGTTTATTGAAGGACTTGATCCAGCTGATGCAATACTGATGTGTAATGTTAAGGACAAGCGTATTCCTTATAAAGGAGTTACGGTTAAACTTGTCAATTCCGCCTTTCCAGGGCTCATTCAAGTATAAAGGAACGAAAGTGGGTAAAGCTCAACGCAAGCCAACAGGCATTTATGTGCAAGAAAAAGAAGAAAACGCAAGACACGTTTATAAAGTTCGAAAGAATGAACAAAACAAGAAAATGCAGTCAAACCTGGAAAGAGCTTTACGGAACAGGGATTATGCGAAGTTAGTTAAAATGGAAGACTATTAAGGAGTTAGAGATCATGTTTAAGAAGATTGTATCGTGGTTTGCAGGCACCAAACCTAATCCAGCGTATGAGCATCCTCTTGATGCTGTTACTACACCCAACGAACCTAAGTTAAGGCCAATTCAAATTGAGACAGTACTCACTGCTCAACCAGAAAAGAAGTCACGCAAACCACGTGAGTCAGTAGCTGCTATTAAGTCACCAGCAATTGCTGCTTGGCCATTCCCTATTGAGAAACCAATAAAGGGTAAGCCAACTAGCACAGTCACATTAGAAGAGCTGGAAGCACTACAAGAAACCCCAATTAAAAAAGAACGCAAACCACGTAAGCCAAAGGCATAAAATGCCTACCTACAGCTTTCGTGATAAGAACACTGATGAGGTGTTCGATAAGTTTATGAAGATGTCGGAAAAGGATCAATACCTTTCTGACAATCCTCAGTTTGAATCTGTACTTACAGCCGCAGGTGTTGGTCGTGAACTAACGAGCAAGATGAAACCTGATCAAGGCTTTCGTGATGTTTTGAGAGAGATAAAGAAGAAGACCAATAAGGTTTGGACACCCTCCACCATCAACACATTTTAGGGAGCATAGATTGAACAGTAATACCGATACCTATGACATTGACGGACATCTAGTACCATCATTAAAAAAAGATAGAAAGCGTAAGGTAATACACAATAAGGAATTGTTACAAGTCAGACACATATCAGCACTAACATGGGCTCAAACAGATATGATTGAGGGCTATGCAAGAGGTGCTAATGTAATTGCAGTAGGATCAGCAGGAACAGGTAAAAGTTTCATAGCATCCTATCTCGCATTGAACTCACTGTTCAAGAAGGAAGTAGATAAGATTGTTGTTGTCCGTAGTGCAGTAGCAACAAGAGACATGGGTTTCCTACCAGGGAACATCCAAGAGAAGTCAGAAGTGTTCTCCATTCCATATAAACAGATCTTCAATGATCTATGTGAGAATGGTACAGCATGGGACATCCTACAAAAGAAGGGGATGGTTGACTTTATCACAACATCATATGTTCGTGGTATAACATTAGAGAATTCAATCATCATTATTGATGAGTTCCAATCAATGACCACACATGAGTTGTATAGTGTGTTGACAAGAACAGGAAAAGGTAGTAGACTAATTATTTGCGGAGACACAAAGCAAACAGACCTTGATGGCAAAAAAGAAAAGAGCTGCTACGATTGGTTTATGAATGTTGCTGGTAAGATGGGTGAATGGTTCAATGTAACCACATTCGTACACCAAGACATTGTTCGTAGTCCGTTTGTGAAAGCTCTTATTATTGCAACGGAGGAATGATTGTTTAACCTACCAGATATGAGAACAAAATACTTTGATCTCAAATACATACCAAGTCATCAGTTGCCAACAGAGACAGTCAATGGTAAACGTCACTATATCACACCTGATGGTAATCGTTACCCATCTGTTACAACGGTTCTCTCTTCTATGTCAGAAGATGGTATTAAAAAATGGAGAGCAAAGGTTGGCGAAGAGGTGGCTAACAAGATCTCTACGCAAGCGTCTGGAAGAGGGACAAAAGTCCATCAAATAGCTGAAGACTACCTTCGCAATAAAGATGATTACTTAGTAGGCGCTATGCCTGCTAACATCGCTACATTCAATCAGATCAAGACCTACCTGGATGAACACGTTGATGAGGTGTATGGTAATGAGATCAGCTTGTATTCCGATGATTTGAAGACTGCTGGTAAGTGTGATTTAATTGGCAGAGTGCATGGCATTCGTACAATTGGTGACTTTAAAACAGCTAAGAAGCACAAGAAAGAAGAGTGGATTACCAACTATTTTTATCAATGTACGGCATATGCACTAATGTTGTATGAGCGAGAAAAATTGTGGTGTCCGCAAATCTGCATTATGATTGCCACTGATGAGGACGGGCTGCAGCCATTTCTCAAGCAGACCAAGCAATATGTGGAGGAAGTCCGACACTTTTTTGATGAGTGGCACGCAAAAAGAGCTGTTGACCTTTGATCAGAATTGTGGTATAATAGGGTCACTGGATTGAATTCAGTACTAAGTTTAACCTAAATCAAGGACTCAAAATGCTATCTGCTGCAATGGAAACTATCATCTCTACCCCTCCTAACTATGTTGAGCCTGCAATGGCTACTCACGGTACGCGCAATGCGTTCCAAGAATGGGCTGACTATGCAGCCTCTAAAGGCAAGAATGCCAAGGTGCCTGCTAAGGTTGAGGATGTTAAGCCTGTTAAAGTAAAAGCTGTTAAAGTTGCTCCTCTTCCTAAAGAAGAAAAAGTGAATGACAAGAAGGTTGCTGCACAGCGTCTGTTTGATGCAAACCAAGACAAGAACAACGGTGCAATTGCACGTTTGATCTCTGCTGAGCTTGAGATCTCCTATGCTAATGCATACTACTACGTGACGCGCGTGTTCAAACGCTAATCTCCTTGTAGATACATAGAGGCCTGCGGGCCTCTTTTTTCCTCTCTACTAAGGATCTATCGATGAAATATGTACTCATAACAGATAAAGGTCGCCAGTTTGTTTATTATGTTAGAGGATGTGCAGAAATATTTCAAAGAGTGTATGGTGGCGAGATACATGAATTGCAAGATAGTATTATTATAGGCAAATAATATGGCTCGTGTTAGTAAATCGTACCTACGTGAAGGTGCAGAAGTCGTCACAGATGACTTGCGTATTGGTCACATAATGAAGACTGACTCGCTGGAAGTGTATCCCGTACGCTTCCACACCCCTCCATGGCCATTTGGCGAAATAAAACTATACAAACGTTGTCAATTACGTGAAGTTGTAGTAGAATTGGAAGCAGCCCCATTCTAAGGATTCTTTATGCAAAATGTGAATTGGTCTCGCAGCGTTATTGCTGAAGAGCTTGAGGATACACTGAAGTTTGGTGGCCTCACTGAGAACTTTGGCAAGATACGTACCAAGGTATCTGACTCAAAAGGAAAGACGTTCTACTCGTTGCCTTTCAATGCCGGTTCTGTTAAGATATACGGACCAAAGTTTATTTTAATCAATGGGACAGTCTGCAAGTCTGTGAGTGAGGCTAAGCGTGTCCTGCAATTCCAATATGTGAGGTAGTTATGTACGTTAATGTTGATATTGATGTTCTAGAGATTCTTGGAGATCTGACAGATGAGGAAGTGGAAGACTTATACAAAGAACGGTTCCCTATCTCTAGTGGGCCTACTGTGTCAGAGCTATGGAAAGAATTGTATGAGGCTCGTATGCGAATGACAAATGAAGCTTTCCTCAAGCACATTGATGTAATCATTATGGATCACACAGGACGTATCATCTGTGACCGATGAAACTACACCAGAAGAAGAACCAGCAACAGACTTAGAGAACCTTGGCATACCAGCCAATGTGGCTCGAGCTTTGATGAGATATGATAAAACAGTAAAGAGAGCTAGTCGTACAACCCGTGGTCGTGCTAACAGACGTTTTAGACGTTTGTTTAAACGAGGGACATGGGAAGCAATTGAAACACACGTACCAAAGGTAAAAATGAGCAATAGTGATCTTTTCTTAGGCGCTGGCGATGTAGGTGATTACATTACAGGCCGAATTACAATGTACCGTAACGATAACAAGTTAGAGACAGTACATCGACAAGTAACATTGATAGCAGATCGAGCACAATGGAAAAAAGCCATCAAAGAGTATAGTGACGGAGGTCTTCGTTGCGCTCAGATTCGTGAAAACAATGGGTTTCTAATTGACGATGAATCATTTGAATACATCTCATATGAAATTCATTCCTCTTCCGTTGAAGTTCGCCTCTACGGTAGTTCATCTTTTGTTGATCAATGGTATGAAACACTCGTTAATCAATTTGAAGAAGTAAAGAACGTCATCGAGTGGGTATACAATGGTGATGGGTCTAGCATTGAGATCCCTGTACGTGGTGACAAAGCACCTATTGTAGAAATGTATCCCTTCATCAAGGGCGAAACACTCGAAGAATACTACGATCGCTTTATGCACTCTAGTGCTTCGATTCTGCTGCTGATTGGACCACCAGGAACAGGTAAGACAACATTCATTCGTGGACTGTTGCAACATGCAGAGGTCAGTGCTATTGTTACATACGATACCAGTATCCTTGCTAAGGATCACATCTTTGCTGAGTTCATTGAAGGTAATCGTAATGTGATGGTGATCGAGGATGCAGATAACTTCCTTGGAGCTCGTTCCGATGGTAACGACTTCATGCATAAGTTTCTGAACGTTGGTGATGGTCTTGTTACAGCAATGAACAAGAAAATGATCTTTTCAACCAACTTGCCATCCATCCGTGACGTTGATCCTGCTTTGATTCGTCCTGGACGTTGCTTTGACATTCTGCACTTTGATACCCTTACACAAGAGCAAGCTGTTAAGCTAACAAATAAGTTAGGGATTGAGCTTGACGGTGAGAAAGAAAAGTGGAGTGTTGCTGATATCTTTCATAAGCAAGTGGAAGCACCACGAGCACCTAAGCGCAAGCTAGGGTTTGTGTGACATGATCACCGAAGTCAACTATACTGTTATAGAGCCTATCTGGAACAAGTATCTTTGGCCTGGTAGGAAGAAGTATGGTGATGTGAGTGGAATGCAATACATGGGTGGATATCACACTGATGTCTACATTAGGTTTATACCATTGTTCTTTGCATACTATGTTGATGGTGAAATAGTAGGGGTCAACAGTGGTCATTGTAGTACTTCTGATCATTTTAGATCAAGAGGGTTGTATGTTTTCGAAAAGTATAGGAAGATGGGGATTGGTACCAGTCTCTTGAAGCATACAATACAAGCAGCAAGAGATGAAGGATGTTCAATGTGCTGGAGCTTGCCGAGACAGTCAGCACTATCAACATATCTTTCAGCTGGGTTCGTTCAGACCTCAGAGTTTGTTGAAACAGAAACGTCTGAGCAAAACTGTTTTGTAATGATTAAATGCTAAAGGATGATATGAAAAAGTGGACTGCATATGTTGAACAGGACGGGGACGATCTCATTCTTCCTTTTCCTGAAGGTCTAATCGAAGAGTTGGGCTGGAAGATTGGTGATGTGCTGGTGTGGGATATTCGTGAAGATGGCACAGTTACTCTATCCAAGAAGCCAACATGGTATCAAGTATTGTGGAAAAGGATTACATCATGGAGACAGTGAATGAGCGACGTAAGTTTGTTAAAGGTGTGGGCCTATTCGCAGCCCTTTTTGCTGGGGGTAGTGCTGCTGTTTGCGCCAATACAAATACCCCGATGGTTGTCCCCAGTCCTGTTAATGATAATAACAATGTTGCTCCTGTCACCGTGGTTGAGGATATATCTCATCTAGCACCTCCATCAGGAGCTACCACACTTTCAATTAATGGTGCTTATGGTGAGAAGCCTAAACCTGTAGCATATGGTAATGAATACTACGCTACAGGTATTAACACCCAACCAACAAGTCATAGTGTAGCAATGACTGTTGGATTGGACAATCGTCTATGGATCAAAGTAGACGATCAGTGGAAACGTGTAGCGCTGGAAGGATGATATGAGTAAAGTAGTAACAGCTATCTCTGCAACACGGGGCGACCGCCACCGTACAGTACAGACTGGTAAGTCACAATTGTTTCAGGACGTATTCTCTGCTCGTGAGATAATCCATACCGACCCGATATACGCGCAAACACAATATAGAATAGGCGTTACGCTTGGTAGTGAATGTTGGGTATCCGAAACAAATCAATTGATCAACGGTGAAAGTGCTCTTGAACTTGCAATTCAACGTACCAAACGTCAGGTGATCGAAGCTATCTTTGGTGAGTTTCGTGTTGACTTCCGAAACATTCAACGAGCAATCTATGACAACAACATGGAAGAAGCTAATGTGTTGCTTGATGCTATGGAAAAGAAAATGTTTGAAGTGACAGAAGAAGATATACGTGAACATAAAGGTACATAGCAATGCTTGCTTTAAAGATCATTAACTGTACTGATTCTATGATGTGGTATAGGGATTCTGTTGGTCAAACGGTTACCTTAGCACGTCACCCTGACTCTGATAAAGAGGTTTACTGGAGCAGAGAGTCAGCCGGTTACCTCAACATTGTACATAAGAAGGATGCTGAGGTAATTGAAATTGATGATTGATGTTGTTACCTCGTTCCTTGCTTTGTTCTTTACTGATGTCTTTTATACATACTATCTGAGGTCAGTTCAGGAAGAACAAGCACTGATGGCTAGTAGTTGGGCTGTTATTGTATATACTGTTGCAAGTGTTGCAGTTATCAATTACACAACCAACCACTGGCTACTCATTCCTGCTGGCCTAGGTGCCTTTTGTGGTACATACGTAGGTATAAAACTCAGGAAGAACAGCAATGACGACTCCGACATATCGCTCGATATTCATAAGTGATGTTCATCTAGGAACAAGAGACTGCCAAGCAGACAAACTAAACAACTTCCTCAAACACAACACATGCGAGACATTATATCTTGTTGGTGATATAATTGATGCATGGAGGATACAACAGAACAGATGGCGTTGGAAGCAGAGTCATACTAACGTTGTTCGTCGTGTCCTAGGACATGCAAAACGTGGAACAAGAGTGGTTTACATAGCAGGTAACCATGATGAGTTCCTTAGAC